TCTGTGTGGCATGATAACTGGAGTCATTGATACAAATGGCATTGTATCTATTTCTTCCATGTCTAATAATTTTTTACCATCACCTGCTACTGTGATTTTTAATAGTTCTGCTTTACCATCACCATCTACATCCATTCTTACATAGCATTCGTGTATTAAAACATCTTGTGTACTTTCATCACCATCAGTTTCTCCATGTGAAAAATCTACATTTTGATGTCTAGTAAATTTATCTTCAGTATAATAATCTCCATCACCAGTTGGTAATGAATCTACCATATCTTTGTCATAACCCATTTCAACTAATTCTGTTCTTGTTTTGTTCACTCTGTGACAAACAAAGTTTGCAGTATCAATGGACTTACATCTTCTTTCAATTAGAAATTCTTCAGGTGGTACTGGTTCTATTCTTACTTTACCATAAACTTTAGTTCTATGAATAACTACATCATGTAGTTTAATTGAATCTATTTCTTTACCAGCTTCGTCTGTAATTTTTTCTTCATACTCACTATGATTAGAAACTTTAATCTCATCCATAGAGACTAAATCATTAAACTCATCATCAGTTAATCTTGAGTATTCTTCTCTTTCAATTTTTTGTGCATCATCCCAATATACTTTTAGTATTCCATTCTTTTGGATTAGTGCATCTTTAAATGCAGTATATAAAGCTAAGAACCCATCGTTCTCTTTATAAAAGATATAGTTTAAATAGTCAGAACATTGTCTAGCCATTTCTTCATCTTCAGGCCCCATACCTTCACAATTAAATACATTATCACCTGATGTAAATATTCTCATCAATGATGGCATTAAACTTTCTACTGTATCTAAAACATCGTTAGATACTACTTGAGATCTACCTTCTTGTTCATTTCCAAGAGGGTTTCCTAAATAGTATTCTAATGATTTTTTTCTTCTAGCTACAAGCTCTCCACCAATATAACCTGATGCATTATGTATTTCTCTGCTTACTACTGATAATATTTCTTGATTTGTTTTTTTCATACTACGTATTTTGTATCTATATTAATTGGTTTATCCCATTCTGTTGTGTCAATAGGATCATGAACACATCCATATCTAAAACTATCACTTGCGTGTGAGCACCAGTCATGGAGAGGTTTATTCTTAAACACTTGGTTTTTATCATCCCATTGTTTTCGATACTGTCTCAAAGCATCTAATCCTGTTTTACATTTAACTCTATCGAAGTAACAATTAGGTAAAGTATTTCTTACCGATTCAATACCATGATCTACTTCTAACTTAGGTGCTACTTCAAAGTCAATACCTAATTCTTGAGCTACTTCTAATCTTGACTTACCTGTTCCAAGCTCACGTGCCATTATATCGTGTGGAGCTATATGTCTGCTATAAGCATAATCTTTCTCCATAAGTATATCAGCATAGTGTGCTAATGATTCACCTGAAGTTTCGTAATAGTCTACCAAATGAATTTCATTTCCTATTCTTTGTGCAAACCATATTGCAGTTGAATCTCCTATCCCCAAATCCCACCACGTTTCCACTCCTGCATTTTCGTCTACAGGTACTTCGCCTATTCTTTCTTCTTTATCTGCTTTAGTTATCAGTCTACCATAATAACTTCCTGATACTGCTGCTGTAAAAGAACATTCAAATTCTTGTTGGTATTGTTCTTCAGTCATTATAGCACGAGCTTGTTCTAACTCGTCATCTGGTATTACTTGTGTTTCAGATGCTCTATATAACTTACCATACCAATCTTTATGACCACGTTGTGCAAAGTCAAATACTTCCCAAAACTGGTTATGACCCATTGGCGTACCTATAAATAAAACTGATCCTAGTTTATCTGATACTGCTGGTCTTACAATTTCTGTCCATACTCTTGGAGACATGATAGCATATTCGTCCATTACAACTTTATCAAATCCCATTCCACGAATACTATCTGGATTGTCTGCCCCAAAAATTTGAATACGTGATCCATTAAATAGATCTATTCTTAATTCTGTTTCGTTTCTAGTTCCACCAAAATGCATTAGTGGTTTAGTATAATATTTTAAATATTCCCAAGCGATTGCCTTACCTTGACGATAAGTCGGTGCTATGAATGCACAAAGGGATCTTTGTTTATCTGCTGCTGTTTTAATTAATTCGTTAATAGCTAGTACTGATTTACCAAATCGTCTATGACATACAAGAACACTAAATCTTTTAAGTGACTTATGTACGTCTTGTTGGTAAGGTCTAGGCTTATAGGGTATTTCTACTTCAGCGACTTTTTTTTTAGTCGTCTTTTTGCCAGGAGACTTTGATTGCGATTGGTTCATCTGTTCCTATTTTAGTATTAGTTGATGCTAACCTCGCATGAACAAATGGTGCTGCTTTTTCGGCTGCGTACATCTTACGTTCAGGTGAGCTCATAGGATTGTTTAACACAGATAATAAATAATCCAAAGGAGAATGTTGGTATTTTACAGCCATCTCCTCCATAGACTTCCAATTTTTTTTAGTCTTTGCACCAGCAGGTCTACCAGCTCCAGGTCTTTTACCACCATGGTTATCTGATTTTTCTACTTCGTTTTCGTATGTTTTATCTTCATTAACCATAAAATATTTTTTTTCCACCTTTAGATAATACCTTACCAGCATCACCAAATTCATGAAACTTTCTACCTTTAGCAAATTTACCTTTTGGATTAAATGCTTTAGTAGCTACATAAGTACCTGCTGCTAATAATGGATTTCTTAATGCAAGTTTACCTACGCCAGTTGCTAAACTAGCTGCACCTTTAAATAAACCTACAGTTGGTTTAACATATGATTTATAGTTTTTTGTAGCTGATGGTAATACTTTTTTATTAATAAACTTTTTACCAGTCTTAATATGCTGTTTAGCTTTTTTTAACAAATCACCACTTACATTAGTACCTGATGATGTTGGAAATATTCTATTCATATTATTAACTTTTTTTTGTTTTTTTACTTTTCTTTTTCATTTTAGCTGCCATAATTTTTTTCTTTAAAGCAGGTGGTAGATTTTTTTGTTTACCTTTTAACATTAATATTTACCTTTTTTCATTTTCTTGCCAGTTTTTTTGGCATATGCTTTAGCTTTCTTTTTACCAGCTTTAGTGTAACTAAATTTTTTCTTTCCTACTTGTGGCATTATGATTTCCTTTTTGATTTACCTGCTGCATAAGCACCACCAACAACAGCTGTAGCACCTGCTACTTTAATTCCTGTTTTGTAGTTCTTAGGCAATTTTTTATATTTAGCACTTAACTCACTAATAGAGCTTGATGCGTCTTTGTATAGTTTAGTTTTTTGCATTTTTCCAAATGCGTCCATACCCTTTGCTTTAGCTTTAGAACCATATGATGTAGCTGTACTTTTAGCTTTTTCTAATAAAGTTGGTTTTTTCTTAACAAAGAGTTTAGCTATTTTGTTGATCATCTTAATAGTCCTCTCATAGCAGCTTCTCTTGAATTAGGCATAGGCATATTACCACCTGGTCGTTTACCCATCATTGCCATTTGTTGTTGAGCTTGAGGGTTCTGCTGCTGTAGTAAACCCTGTTGCTGTTGTTGTTTAGCCTGTTCAGGCATCATTTTTGCTCTGATTATTATAGCTAACTTTTGTCCATCTTCAGGACTCAAGTTAATCATTTCATCAGCTAATTTTTCTAATTTTTTACTCATATTAACAATTCCATGCTCTTAGTGATTTATTTATTCTGCTATTAGGATCTCTTGCAGTCTTAGCAGAGGTTAGCTTACGTTTCATGCCTTTCATCCTCGCACAGAAGGATGCCCTACGTTTGTTTCCTACTTTTTTGCTAGGAGCTTTTAACGTTCCCCCAGTTTGTCTTTTATAACTAGCACGACCTTTTGCATTTAAACCCCCCTTTGGGTTCTTACCTTCTTTACGCTGCCATGCTGCTGTCTTTGCCATTATCTTTTCTTAGCAGTCTTGGCTGCTCGTTTAAACTGTTTAGCAGTAGGTGCACCTTTAGCACCTTTTTTTCGCATTTTTTCGTTAGATCCTGCTTTGATTCGCTTTCGCTTAGCATGAATGTTTGCGTATAGTCCACGTTTTGCCATAATTATATAAACCTCTTAGCGTATTCTAGTAATTTAGTTGTTTTTCGAAATTTTTTAGATTTCAAGTCTTTTGTAAACTGTTCCTTTTTAGCTAATTGTTTTTTCATGTCAATTTTAAAAACGCTATATGGTACTTTTTTCATTATCTGCCTTGTCCTTTGTATCTCTTTAGCTTTTGCTGTAGTTTTTCCGATTTCGATTTCGATTTTTTGTGGATTCCACGTCTTTTTTTAGGTTTTTCCCTAGGTACGAAATGGACAAACTTCTGCTTAGCCATTATGCGTCATCAAAAATATCAAAAGCTATTGCACCACCTACAGCTGATGCTGATTTAGGGTACTTTCTAATAGTTTTATCTGCGTATTTAATGCCTTTGTTCACGTTTTGTGCTGCTAGGTTAGTATATTCTGCAGTTTTATGGTGTCCTTTAGCTGATAGATGTTTAACTACATCACCAGTTTTCTTACCTGCGAAACTTTTACCTTTGTAAAGCTTTTCTAGGAATTTTACCCCTACTCTGCCTATTGCTGGTATCATTACGATGCCCTTTCTTGTTATGGTGCTGTACAAAACCCCCCTATTATGACATTTGACTTATAGTCAAAGTCATTGAGGGTGATTGTAAAACCCCTGGTTTTTCTTATTGTTGTTTATTGTCAATCGTTGTTACGATTGTCTTTATTTGTTTTCAACAAATTATTGTCAGCTGTTGTTACAGCTGTCTTTGTTGTTTATGTTTGTTGATGTAATTTGTCCTGTCGAAATCGAACAGGAAAATTACTTCTGTTATTTATATATATTGGTAGTCAATTAACTCTAGCTTGTCTATTGATTAGTTGATTACCGATAATGATTTAAGTAATTGATATTACAGTCAATGTTGATTGATTGTTATATTATAAGCAACATAAATAGTATCTATATCCACACATTGTGAGGTAGATACATAACCAATAAAGGAGATAATATGAACATTAATACAGTATGGAATAACACTATAGACAGTATATCAAGTGTTAAGGATAAAGTGATAGATAAGTACAATAGTACTAATATGAATCCTTTTCCCAAAAATGTAAATGTAACTGTTAAGTTTGACTTAGTAGGTACATATAGCGATCTATTAAAGAAGTTTGATAGTATGTCAGATAAAGATATGCAACGAGTAGTTGATATCCTAGAAAAGAAATCTGACATTATTCAAAAGATAATAGTAAATAAACTGGATAAATAATGATAGTCCAAAATGCGATATACCTGGTCGTTGTACTAGGTATAATCGCAATAATATAGGGAGATATAATGATAACATATACAATAGAACAACAAATAGAAAGTGATACAGAGAAGTATCCTAATTACTATCTAAATGTGTATCAATCACCAATCACCGAAAATTCTACATTAGCCGAGAGAGATAAAGAGGCTAAGAGAATACAACAATCGTTTGTTACAAGTATCAAACAATCGTTGATTAATAATAACTAAATAGGAGATATATGACACAAGAAACGTTTCAATCATACATGGAAACTAAAAGTCCAGAAGAAAGAAAGCAATATGTCGATGAGCAAATAGCCCTTGGCAATCCTAGGTATAAAGATAGAAATACTTGGTTAAAAGAAAATGCTGATAAAATAAGAATCAGTAAGCTAGAGGCTCAATTAAATGAGATATTAGCTAAATTACCTAAATAAATAGTCAGGTACACCCCCCTCCTAATGAGGGGGATG